AAATCGACGCCCCATCCTCGACGGCGAACCGCAACCCGTTGCCGCTCACCAGCGTCGTCAGCCCATCGTCCGGCGTCGTCGCATCGGTGCTGTCGTAGTAGTAGACGAAGCCGGTCTTGGCCCACGCTACCGCCAGCGGGATTTCGCCGGTCGCGAACGTGAAGTCGCCGAGCAATTCGTCAACCGCCAGCACGAGGATGCTGCGCTTGACGCCCGCCTCAAGCAGTACGCCATCGTAAACGCCATTCGTCGCCGCCGCCGCAGTGCGGAACGGGTGATCAACCATCGCGATGTTCCTGAAGTTGGGGCGGCGTCAGGCCGCGGCTTCGAGCGGCGTTTCGAGGGCGGTAGACCAGCCGTCGATCACGGCGGCCGATGTGCCGGTGAGGCTGAGCGAAACCGAGAAGTCGGAATTGATGCTTAGCCCATCCACCCGGTAGAGCCCGTTCATGTCGTCGTAGGGCGCGGGTGCGTCCCAGTTCACCACGTCGGCCAGTTCGAGCTGGCGGTTCGGCTTTCCGGTCGCCACCAGCACCGACACGTCGAACGCTCCCGATATGGTGCGGCCAATCTCGTTCTCGGTCTTCATCGCGAAGGCCAGCCGCTGCGCCGCCGGTGCGCTGTCGCAGAACTTGAACGTCGCGCGCTCGGCCGTCGGATCGTCGAGTGCGGCGGCAGGATAGGCCGTCTCCGCCGATTGGCCGTAGCGCTCGGCCGGGTAGAACTGCGCCACGACGCCAGAGATCAGGGACCGCGTGTCCGGCTCGTTCTGCATGCTGATCTGGTCGCGCCACTGACCCTTATGGATGGTAGCTACCGCTGCTGCTGCCCGGTCAGCGCGGATCACATATTCGCCTTCAGTCGGCACGATGGTGGCGCGGTTCATCTGCGCCATGTCGGCAAGCACGCTGATCGGGCTTTCGGTCGAATAGACCATGCCGTTGACCCGGCCGCGCTCTTCCGTGCCAGCCAGCGTCGGGATGAACTCGCGGTCGATGGCGATGCTCTCTTCCGCCGCCGTCGTCGCGATCAGGTCGCGATCAAGCTGCCCGCCGATTTCGCTCACGAGATAGTCTTCGATGGCGACGGTCGCCGTATCGGTCCAGGTCCAGGTCGTCGCATCGTTCGGGTCTTGCGCCGCGTCGGTGCGGTCGTACATCCGGAGCCCGCGCAACCGAACGAGTATCTGCGGATAGCTGACACCCCACAGTTCGGCATGGTGATCGGCGCTGTTGCCGAAGTCCATGTCGAGCACCAGTGTGCAGATGCCGCGCTGATAGAACGCTGCCCATTTCGCAACGCGGGTCGCATCACCCGGATAGAACTCGTCGGGTGGCGAGGGAAACCGGGCCGCGATGATCGGATCGACGCCTTGCGTGGCTGTTCCGGTGCGAAACGAGGCGCGCATGTAAGCGACCGACCCATCGAACCACGGCGCCGTCACCGCATCCTGAATGCCCCCCACCGATGCCCCGAAGAAGCACTCGGTACCATTGATCGAAACGCTCACCAGCCCATCGCAGATGCCTTCGCTCAAGGCCAGCCCGAACACCCACCTGTCTGGTCCAGAACTGCCGCCTGCCGCCACCGTCTTGTGGAAGAACACCGCGCCGGCCGTGGTGATCGTGCCAATCGCCCGGCACGCCTCCAGTAGCGCGTCGAACTCCGGCAACGATGTGCCCTGCGTCTCCTGCTGCGCGCCCTGCTGCCGCTTGCCGGCGCCACCGATCAGGTAGCTCAGCCCGTAGCTGGCGGCCGACAGGGCAAGGCTTATGCCGATTTGCACGAGTAACTGGCCGGCAACACCGATAGACGCGTACCAAGCACCCACTGCTGCAATCGTGCCGGTGATCGGGTCCGCATGGGCAGGCGAAATCAATGCCGTCGAGACGAGCAATGCGAGGCTAATTCGCCGCATGCGGTAGCTCCCACATTCGTTCCGGGGCGGCGCTCAGCGATGACCAGCCCTTGCCGGTGTTGCTGACAATCCAGCGGGACTCGCCATCGAAGATCGCTGGCACGCCGATACCATCCTCGGCCTGGTACACCCCGATCATCACCGCGCCCTGCCGGGGGCCGTCGCATTCCTCGAAGCCCTGTTCGCGCGCGAGGTTGTCGATTGCCTTCTCGACGGCTGTTTCGCCGTTGCCACCAGCTGCCAGCCGCGCCAATGCATGCTTGGCCCTATCTTCGGTCCACTCGATACCGCGCCAATCGGCCGCATAGTCGATGCCGGTCGCCTCGCGCACGTAGTCGAAAACCCAGATGAGGCACGGCCGCGACCAGTCGAGCCCGGCCCGCGCCCTAGCGATGGCATTGGCAACGGGGTGTGTCACTTGCGGACGACGGCCAGCACGGCGCGGGCTATGTGGCGCAGGTCGTCGGCCGTCAGGAACGGCTCATAGAGTTCGCCGCCACGTTCGACCACTTCGGCGAGGGTTGCCGCCGCACCGTTTCCGACACTGGCGGCCAACTGTTTCGCAATCTCATTTGCCACGAGGTCGGTTAGTTCCTGCTCCGTCATCCCTGCCTCCAATCAATCGGTTGCCCACTCTTCGCCACCCGCGAGGTGAGCGCCAGCCCGTAGTCGCCGGCATGGCGTTGGATCTGGCTCTCATGTGACCACTTCCGGCCGGTCGGTTTGTCGAACCGTGGCAGCGCCTCGAAGCAGTTCAGCATCAGCTTCACTGTCCCGTCGCCGCCGAGCTCGCGCTGCAGCGTGTCCTGATCGAGGTCCTTCACCAGTAGCGGGTCGGCGATGACCTGGTTCGACGAGTTCAGCGCACCGAGCCAGAGTTTGGCCTTGCGCCCCTTCACGCTCTCGTCCATCCCGGCCGCCGCTTCGCCCGGAATGCCGTTCAGCGTGAACTGCTGCTGCCGCCAGCTCAGCGCATCGCCCTTGTCCACCGTCGAGACCGAATAGATCGTGCCCACCCCGACGAACGTGTTGCCGTCCCACGCAATCGGCTGCATCCCCGACCATGCGTAGAGGTCTGGCCCCAATGCCTCAAACCATGCCAGCCAGCAGAGATTGCGGCTCGGCGAGCGCAACGCCTGCGCCATCGCATAAGTCAGCATCACCCAAAGTCCGGCATCTGCATGAAGCTCGCAGTCAGCGGCAGCGACCTGTAGAAATCCCCGCGCGTCAGGTCGGCATCGCCTTGCGTCACCCGGAACAGCCCGGTGGGCTTCACCAGGTTCACCGCATCGCCCTCGGCCACCCCGATCCACAGCGGAATGCCGAGCTTTACCGAGGCCTCGCCGCTGCTGTCGGATGGCGTGCTGTCCTCGATCGGGTAAAGGTTTTCGCCGATCCCCAGGTGATCCTGGTAGCGCAGCGCCACCGCCTGGCTCGGCAGCAGGTTCTTCAGCACGATGGTGTCGGCCCCGGCCAGGGCATCGGCCGCAATATTCACCACCGGCCCGGCGCCACCTGCCCCGCGCGGCTGCGTCACCCCGCTGCGGGCGACACGCGCCAGGTCGTAGATCCGCGCCAGCACCTTGCCGCCCTTGAGTTTCAGGAAGAACCGCGCCAGCGCGTCCGCATCGTCGGCGTCGCGCAGCGTGAAGGTCAGGTCGAGCGCCCAGAACTGCGCCTGCGGTCCGTTGATCGCCAGGATGGGGTTGAAGCTCGAGGGCCCGCTGGTGGTGTTCAGCGTCACAACGTTGAACTTGGTCTGGGTGAACCCGTACAGCTCGTCCGGCATCGTGATGATGTCCGGCATCAGAAGCTGCCGTTGCGCTGCGCCGAGGCCACGGCGGCCGGCGCCTCGTTCTTGATCATCCCCGGCACCACCGTCTTGATGGCGCGGGCGATCTTCTCTTCGACCCCGATCTCTGCGCCCTTGGCGTCGATGTAGAAATTGTTGACGACATCGCCGCCACCGCCGCTGGCGTACCCGCCGCGGGTGTGATCCACCACCGTCTCTCTGGGGTGGAGCATGGCCATGAAGCCACCCTTGCCGTCGAGGCCACCGGACCGCGCCCCATCGCCAGTGTCGCCGCCGCCTTCGAAGCTGCCCACGTTGAGCAGGTTGGCACTGTTGGCGAGCCGCCCTGGCTGAACCCAGCCACTGCCACCCAGGATCTGGCTGAAGAACCCCTGGATCGATTGGCTGAGCAGCTGGTCGGCCACGCTCATCAGCTGGTTGGCGACTGAGTCCAGCACGTTCTCGCCGCTGCGGAACGCCTGCCACACGCTCATCACGCCATCGGTCAGCGAGGTCGAAAGCTTGAGCGACAGGTCGTCGACATGCTCAGTGGCCTTGGTGATCCCCAGGTCGAAGGCCTCGACCTCCTTGGTCGCCGATTTCAGAGTAGCCGCGGTCGAGCCGGAACTGCCGGTGCCATAGAACCGCTCTGCTGGCTTGTACCCAGCAGAGCCACGGCCGCCCATGTTCGCATAAAGCGCCTCGCGCGGATCGTTGACCGGAATGTTCGAAGTATACTGCGGCGGCGCCGGCAAACCGGGGTCCACCACGCCATTGATGATCGCACTGCCAATCGGCATTGGCAGACCGGGATCGGCAACCCCATTGATGAAGGCGTTGCCGGGCTTGATGGGCGCACCGGACACTCCCATCCTGTCGCCCACGCCGGTCGCATATTCGCCAGCCCGCACTGCAACGGTTTTCCACCATAGGTCGAAGGAGCTAGCGAACTCGTCGAACCTGCGTCGCGTCTCGACCGCCGCTGCACCGAGGTCTTCACCCAGCACCCTGCCCGTGTCGCGCGCCGTCTGCTGCAGCTGTTCCAGCCCGGCCTTGCCGTCGTCGAGCAGCCGGAGGAACGCGTCGCCCTCGCCGCCGCCGAAGATGTCTCCCATCAGGCGGATCTGCGCCGCCTTGTCGAGGTCGCCCATCTTGCCGATGATATCCTCGAACAGCTCGATCGGGTCCTTCAGCGCCTCGCGCAGGCTGGTGGCGGTGTACCCCAACCTCTCGAACGCCTCGGCCGCCCGGCCCCCGCCGGTGGTGGCGAACTCTTCCGCCTTGTCCTGCATCTCACGGAGCCCCTGCCCCAGCGAGTCGATCTCGATCCGGTTCTGCTTGGCGGCGTAGCCGAGCGCCTGGAACCCCTCGAACGACACGTTGCTGGCCTTGGCCTGGTCGTAGAGAACCGCGACGGCGTTGTTGGCGTCTCCGACAGCCCCGGCAAACTGGCGCGCCGCCTCCACGCCCGCCCCCGCGAGCGCCGCCTTGAACAGCATCGGCAACATACCGAGCTTGCTCGTTACCATGTCGATCTTCTGCCCCATCGGGGTCAGCGCGTCGCCGGTCCTGCGCATGTCGGCCCGCACCTCATCGAAGGCGCGGCTGGTGTTATTGCGGCCGCTGATGCGGAATTCCATCTCTGGGCTCATGGCTTCCGCTTTCCGATCCGGTCGAGGGCGAGGAAATACAAATAGTCGTCAGAGGTGATGTCGCGCCGGATCTCGGCCGGCGTTTTGTGCAGGCGATCCGCCAGTGCATAGATCGAACGCAGCTGCGGATCGCCCATCAGTTTTTTTCCGCCAGCTCCACCGTCAGCCGGCCGGTCATCTGTTGAGCGATGCGGCTGATCACGTCAGGGTCGGCCTTCTTGAGCAGGTCCACCGCGTCACCCAGGTCGAACAGCCGCTCGCCCTTTTCGTCGCACGCCTTCAGCGCCACGAGGCGGGCATGCATCAGGAAGGGGTCGCCGCCGCCGGCCTGGTAGGCAGTCGAGCGGTTCTCCAGCGTCACCGGCGTGTAGCTGATGCGGAGCGGCGTGGCTGGCTTGGTCACGCCGCCGTCGGCATCGCGTTCCTCGAGCTCACCCCATTCGCGCACGTCGAGATAGAGCCGCTCGCCGGCCTTGAACCGGGCGGCGATACGATCGAGCAAAGCCTCGCCACGCATCAGGGCACCACGGCGTGGGTCAGCGTGCCGTTGCCGAGCAGTGTCAGCGACAGCGACACTACCGACTCCTGGTCGGATACCACCGTGCGCCCCGTCACCGTCGCGGTGCCGGTCAGCTCTTCAGCCCCGGTGCCGTCGCCCACCGCATAGAGCTTCACCGCGACCGACGCCCCGATGATCAGCAGCGCCTGTCCGCTGGTGTCGCCCTTGTAGTGGTTGGCTTCGATCTGGGCATTCCAGTTCGTCCGCCCCACCAGGTGGGTGTCCGAGGTGTCGCCCTGGGCGTTGTCGCCGACCGTGCCAACACCCTCGGTGACGGTGAAGTTCTTCACCTCGGCCACTGTGTTCGCGCCGATTTTGATCTTGCCGGAATTGCCGTGATACGTGGTCATGTCGCTCCTTTCCCGGCCCGGGTTGCGGGCGGGTTCTTGCGTTTGTGAGTGTGGAGATTGTCTGCGTCAGACCCGGGTGTTGGGGCCCTTAGCGGTTGGCGTAGCCAGAGCGCAGGGAAGGAAGTCAGACCCTGGTGCTCGGGTCGCCGTAACGGGTGCGGAAGCTCAGCGGGAAGGTGATGTGCACCGAGCCCTGCCGCCGCTGCCCGCCCCCTTCGGGGTCGAGGATCTCGATCACGCTCGAATGCGGCCCGATCGAGCCTGAGTTCATCAGCAGCGCCAGCAATGCCGTGCTGCCATGCACCGCCGGCACCACCTCCGCCTCGATCTGGTCGAGCGTGTCGATCAGCTCGTCGGTCCCATAGGCCACGCCCTCGACGCGCAGCAGCAACTGGCCGTCGCGGGTGGCGCCGCCATTGCTGGCCCCGTGCCCGCCGTCATCCATGTTGGTGAAGATCAGCAGTGCCGGCAGCTCCTTGGTGTCGAGCCGCGAGACCCGTCCCGCCCAAACATGCTCGCCGGTCGTGGTCAGCCCGGTCAGCGCCGTCTTGGCCGCTTCGCGGATCTGCTTGCGCAGCAGAGTCATGGATCGACCGCCTCAAGGCGGACAATCATCATTCCGGTGCCGTCCGGTTCGATCGACTTGGTGGTAAAAATCGCCCCATCGACCGTCACTTCATTGACCGCGCCGTCATCCTCGGCCCCCGGCGGCAGCGAAGCCGCGGGAAGGCTCAGCGTCCCACGCCGGTTCATCGCTGGGGGACCGCTGGTCATGTTCTGTGCGATCGTACCGCTGTCCCAGTTGGCAAGAAAGCTCGCAGCAGGGACGCCATCCACCGACCAGGAGACCGACACCGCGTCATCGACAAAGAACGATGCCCGGTCCGC